GATGATGGCAGCTATCGATAAATACAAAGATAGCGACGAGGATTTCGGTCCTTTCTAAATTATGATTTCGTTAACCTAACGGAGTCGAAGAAATGTTTAAAAAAATAAAAGATCTGATTTTCCAAACATTCACTGGAAAAGATAATAAGACACTTGATCTTGGTAGAATTCTATGGGCCAAAGGCGTAATGCTTTTCTTTGGTCTGTCGATCTACGACATCTATCGTGGTGCAGAATTTGATGCATCGACATGGGGTGTAGGATTAGGTGCGGTACTCGCCGCCGGCGGTGCAGCTCTTGCACTCAAAGCTAGTACGGAACCAACAGAATAATGGCAACACCATCGGTCAACAAGTTAGCTGAAGATGTGTCGTATCTAAGTAGAGATATGGCAGTCGTCAATACGCTTGTTGGCCGTTTGGATACAACCATTGATAAGCTGACTGACATTTCAAGCAGTGTGTCGAATCTTCTTGCTGTACACGAAACTAAGTTGACTTCCCAGGAAATCATAAGTAAACAACTATCAGATTTAGTGGAAGCACGCAGAGTGGAAACAGACGACAAAGTCCAGCTATTACATGAAAGAATTTCTTCAGGCGAGCGCGAGCTCAAAGAAAGCATCGACGATCAGTACGACGAACTCATGAAAGAAATTAAAGAGATGCGTGCTGAGTCGACAGTACAGCATAATACGTTGAGTGATCGTATCACTGCCATGGAAAAATGGATGTGGACAGTCATCGGCGGTGCTGCTATTGTGGGTGGCATTATAACTCTCGTTCCATGGGCATCTATATTTAATATAAGCTGATTTAGCTAAAATAAACATGTACAATAATCACAATCTGTGTATAATGAAGTTAACAGATTGGAGTTATTATGCTTTGGATAGAACACAAATACATCAGCCTTCTCTCAGGACGCCTCGAGAGATTTCAGCGGGTCAACAACACGGTCTATCGCTTTCGTTGCCCGATATGCGGAGACTCAAAGAAAGATCGTCGTAAAACTCGTGGGCATCTCCTCGAAAAAGGAGGAAAGATCCGCTTCTATTGTCATAACTGTAGCGCGAGCATGCAGTTCAAATATTTCATGAAAGAAATCGATCCGACTCTTTACCTTGAATACGTCAAGGAACAGATCAAGGAATCTGGCAATCAGAAAGACGTCGAGACTTTTGCCGAGAAAATGAAACCTCCAGTCTTCGTCAAGACCACCGCTCTGTCGAAGATAAAGAAGGTAAGTCAGCTCGATCCGAACCATCCTGTCAAGAAGTACGTGGACAGTCGACAAATACCTCCACATTTGCATTATAAATTATTCTATGCTCCAAAATTTGGTGCGTGGGTCAATACTATGATTCCTGACAAGATCAAGATCGGAGAGAAGGACGAACCTCGTCTGATCATACCATTCCTTGATAAAGAAAAGAATCTCTTTGGTTTTCAGGGCAGGTCGTTTCGAAAAGACGGCGTTCGATATATCACCATCATGCTGGATGATTCGAAACCAAAAGTATTTGGTATGGATACTATCGATGAGTCCAAAGATATATATCTACTAGAGGGACCGATCGATTCGATGTTCTTGCCAAATGCAATGGCAGCGGCCGGTGGAGATCTTGCTGCACAAGTCGAACAAACCGGTTTACTTAAAGAGAAAATTGTGGTAGTATTTGATAATGAGCCGAGGCATTCGGATACTATCAAGAGAATGCAGAAGGCGATTGATGCTGGATATCGTGTAGTCATATGGCCTTCAGACATCGAGCATAAAGATGTCAACGATATGATTTTAGCTGGCTACACGCCAGAATATATTAAGGATGTTTTAGATGAATGCAATTACTCCGGACCAACTGCAAAGTTACATTTCGCATTATGGCGAAAAGACCGTTGATGCGATCTTGCGGTTACCAGAAGAAGATGTGACTTGGATAGTATATAACGCAAACATGATTGCTGCCGCCACAACTCTTATTATCAAGCTTCGTGGCATTGATTATTTTTCGAAATATGTAAGAGTGGCATCACGTGATATTGATGACATTGAATCATGTGGAGTTGCCAAATTATACTATGAGCCAAAGTTGTTCGATTATATAGGAAACGGATATGACTGATTTAGTAGACAACGAGTTTGGAATCGAGTACGAGAAGATCGTAATCAAGAAGCTTCGAATCTTTCGAGTGGGCAAGCAGTGGTTGGTAGAATATCAACGCGCTGCTCGATTGTGGGCTCCATGGGATTACTTCTGGTGGTACAATGATGGTCAGTATGTTGAGTACTACGATGCTCTTGCTCGCGTTCAAGAATTAAAAGCGAATGGATATGTGAATCTTCCACGGTTCCAAAAGGTGAAAACGTTCGATGTCTCATCTGAGTGATAATAACATAAGTTATTTTAAGCACATGTTGAGATCATGGCGCTGGGGAGCAATACTGTTTATTCATGGTTTATTTCCAAACGTATTTAAGACAACAGTAAGCGATGAAATGTGTAATCATAAGGATTAATAGTAATGAAAGATGAAATTAAACAAACGCTTCGCAATCAATTTCAAGCTGGTATTGAGAAGCATGCAATGAACGTTCGGATTATGTTGAATAACCCGATGGCTATTCATGAACATACTGATTTTATGAGTGCAGTTGAACTTGAACTTGCTCAGATTGCTGAGTACAAGGATAAGCTCGAAGCGATGGAACATATTTAATGAGTGAACCGATTACAAAGATAGATGAATATGAAATGAAGACTGCGAGTGGCGATATTTGGATTGTTACTCTTCTTGGTGATAAAGCCACGAATGGTCAACGGTATTGTGAAGCACATATAAAGGGTAAAAAATGAGTGAAGTAAATCTAGTCGGTCTCACCAAGCCGAGTGCATACACAGAATGTGCAACCGCAAACGAATTGATTGCATGGGCAGCAAGAGTATCAAATCCTTCGAATCAAAACAACACTGCTACAGCACCTAAGCTTGTACAGTATCTCATCAAGAACCAACATTGGTCACCTTTGGAGATGGTCCATGTCTCAATGGAAATCAGAACAACAAGAGATATCGCTCGACAAATTCTTAGACATCGTTCTTTCATGTTCCAAGAGTACTCTCAGCGTTACGCCGATCCAACGAAAGATCTTGGCTTTGTTAATCGAGAAGCCAGACTTCAAGATGCCAAGAACAGGCAGAACTCAATCGAAGCTGGCGATAACAAATTACTACAAGAAAATTGGAATATACGACAAGCCCGAGTAATCAGCGAGTCGTTGTATGCCTATAACTGGGCAATTGAAAATGGTATCGCCAAAGAACAAGCTCGTGCCGTTCTTCCTGAAGGCAATACAGAATCGGTCATGATCGTGACTGGTACTCTTCGTTCATGGGTTCACTACTGCCAGTTGCGTATGGATAAGGCAACACAGAAAGAACATCGTATCATTGCTGAGCAATGCTGGGATATTATTGCGCACCATTTCCCTGATGTGAAGAAGGCTCTTGACGATATGGCTGCGCAAGCAGAGTTTGAAAGGAAACTACCATGATTAATTGGCTAGTATACAATAAAAATGATATCGTCGTTGCAGACGTTGAGTCTGAAGAAGAAGCTCTCGAGGTTGTACAAGATCTTACAGAAGATCCGTGGTGGAAAGACGAAGCGCCTTATCGAATAGAGATGTTACCATGAGTCATAGTAGTGTAGTGAAAGAAAACTCCCATGAATGATAAGATACAAGATGAATCAACAGCGTACTTTCATTATTATAATGAATTCGAACAAGTTGAAAAGAAAACTACCATGAAACATAGCACCGTAGTGAAAGAAACTGAAGATGGTGAGTTATACATAGATCTATCAGATGAACTCATGGAACAAATGGGTTGGGATATCGATACAGAATTAGTATGGACCGTTTATGATGACGGCAAAGTTGGTTTAAGAAAGAGGTCAGATGATTCAAGTAACGAAACGTGATGGAACGCGAGAACCACTCGATATTAATAAGTTCCATAAAGTAGCGCTGCATGCATGTGAAGGTCTATCTGGAGTTTCTGTATCTGATCTTGAAATCAAGACACATATTCAATTCTATGACAAGATCAAGTCGACTGATATTCAAGAGACGCTGATCAAGGCTGCTGCTGAACTCATTACAGAAGAAGCGCCTAACTATCAGTATGTTGCTGGTCGTCTGATCAACTATAACCTTCGCAAAGAAGTCTATGGTCAGTACGAACCTCCTCACCTTTTCGGTCATTATGGTCGAGTAGTACTAGAAGGGTATTATGATAATGCTCTGGCTTCTGCATACTCGCAAGAAGAGTGGATTCAACTAGCTGATTATATCGACCACGACCGTGATAACCTATTAACCTATGCTGCTATGGAACAATTCCGTGGCAAGTATTTGATTCGTAACCGTGTGACGAATAAGTTCTACGAAACGCCGCAGATGGCATTCATGTTGATTGCCATGACACTCTTTCAAAATTACACCACAAATAGAATGAAATGGGTAAAGGACCTTTACGATGCTATCAGTACATTTGACATTAGTCTTCCTACTCCTATTATGGCAGGAGTGCGGTCACCTCAACGCCAGTTTAGTTCGTGCGTACTTATCGAAACTGACGACTCGCTGGATTCCATAAATGCAACAGCCTCCGCAATTGTTAAGTATGTTTCTCAGAAAGCTGGTATTGGTATCGGCGGCGGTCGTATTAGGGCTGTTGGATCTCCTATACGCAATGGCGATGCTTCTCACACTGGTACTATTCCTTTTTATAAGCATTTCCAGTCAGCTGTTAAATCTTGTAGCCAAGGTGGTGTCCGAGGTGGAGCAGCGACTCTCTATTACCCCCTTTGGCATTACGAAGTGGAGGATCTTCTTGTCCTAAAGAATAACAAGGGCACTGAAGATAACCGTATCCGTCATCTTGATTATGGTGTGCAATTTAATAAGGTAATGTATGAAAGACTTTTATCTGGAGGTAATATCACCCTCTTCTCACCTAGTGATGTCCCGGATCTCTATGAAGCCTTTTACAACAACGTTGATGCCTTTAGAGAACTCTACGAAAAGTACGAACGTAGTAAGGTTAGAAAGAAAACCATCCCTGCGATTGATCTCTTCTCAGCCTTCGTTACCGAACGAAAAGATACAGGACGAATCTATCTGATGAACGTCGACCATGCCAACGAGCATGGTTCGTTTACTGAAGCAGCACCGATTAAGATGTCGAATCTGTGCTGTGAGATTACATTGCCAACAACACCACTAAAGGATATTCATGATGAAACAGGCGAGATTAGCCTATGCACGCTTGCAGCGATCAATTGGGGAAAGATTAGAAAGCCAGCTGATTTCGAAAAGCCATGCACCATTGCAGTACGCGCTTTGGATGCCCTACTGGATTATCAGGACTATCCTGTTCGAGCCGCTGCTATTGGCACTCGTAATCGCCGCCCACTGGGTATTGGCATTATTAATTTTGCTTATTGGTTGGCTCGTAATGACACCAATTATTCTGATCCTAACCTTGAGCTTGTTCATGAGTATGCTGAGGCATGGAGCTACTATCTTATTAAAGCCTCGGTCGACTTGGCTGAAGAAGTAGGTTCTTGCCCTCTTGATAGTCAGACGAAGTATGCACATGGATATATGCCAATCGATACATACAAAAAAGATGTAGACGAATTGGTCGCTCCTAACTATAAGATGCCATGGAGTGTATTGTCGAGCCGAGCATTGTCATCTGGCATTCGTAACTCGACTCTGATGGCTCTGATGCCATCTGAAACATCTGCTCAGATCAGTAACTCGACCAATGGCATCGAACCTCCTCGTGCACTCATCTCGATCAAGCAGTCGAAGGACGGCGTACTGAAGCAGGTCGTTCCCGAGCTAAGAAGACTCAAGAATAAATACGAATTACTATGGGATCAAAAGTCTCCAGAAGGTTATCTGAAGATTATGGCAGTCCTACAGAAATTTATCGATCAGGCAATCTCGGTCAATACTTCTTATAATCCTCGTCACTATGAGGATGAGAAGATCCCGATGTCTGAGATGATCAAACATATTCTGATGCACTACAAGTATGGCGGTAAGACGCTCTACTACTTCAACACCTTTGACGGTGCTGGTGAGATTGAAGAAAACAAACCACTCGCACAAGGGCAACTAGATGATGAGGATTGTGACTCTTGTAAAATCTAACAGGAGTATTACATGGCAAAAGCACCATCGGCAGCAGCCACAAGACATGTTTCAATCGTAACAGGAACATCTCAAGACACAAGACGTCCTAAACTATCGTCAATGAATAAGCACAAGAAGAGAAACTTTAAGGCATATCGTGGGCAAGGAAGATAATGAGAATTACAAATGAAAATAAAAAAATTAATTTTAAAAATGTATGAAGCGATACTCAAAAAAGATACTCAAACTGAAAAGAAACTTTGGTTTCAAGCTTTAAAAAAATCGCTTAAACATAAAAAAACTCATACTATAAAATAAAGTGGTGTACAGAAAGTAGCAAATGCAGTATATTAAAATAGATAGCGACATGTGGGCAGACGCAGGCAAAGTTTGGTTTGTGCATAAGCATGAAACAAATCCAAACTCAACTGCTGTAAAACTTACGATTGAAGACACCAAAACAGGTGAAATTCAAACACGAACAGTTCCTCAAAACCAAATTGAGTGGCTCGAACCGAAGGACTGGTAATGCTATACACAGGATCGGGGAATATACCTCATCACATCTATTGTTGGGTAGATTCTTCGTTCATTCGTAAGAATGCTAAGCCTTATACTTTCGAACCGTGTGTATGGTTTGCATTGCATGCCAAAGCTGGTCATTCTTGGGGTTGTCATGTGATGCTCGAGTGTGGAGCAGTTTGGCGTGGAGTTCCGCCGCATGCATTAGCCTTCGCGCCTAATCCAGAGAAAACGTGGCATCTTGAAGATACACAGATATGGGATTGTTATGGTGATCAGTTTTCGGTATTGATATATAACTATCTACACAGCCAACAAGCAGAGATTCGAAAGAGCGGCCTTTTTGGCCGTTATCTTTTTACAGTGATTCCAATGCATGATGGATATTCACAAGATCCTTCTCAGTCGAAGGAATTTATGTTTATTCAATTAGACAATGGCAGACTGACTATCATGCCGACAAACGAACTTCGATTCCATGATAAATCATATACCGAAGGCGATTGGCCTAAGGACCTTAAATTAAATACCAGCACCTGGAGAGTTGAATGACAGTTTTTTCAAACGAAATGTTTGATGCTACAGAACAGACTTGTTTCTTCGGAAAGCAAGTCAATATTGCCCGTTACGATAAGCAACGTTACAATATCTTCGAGAAGCTGACAGATAAGCAACTCGGATTTTTTTGGCGACCAGAAGAAGTAGATCTGTCAAGAGACGGCAAAGACTTTAAAGGGTTAAGCGACCATGAAAAGCACATCTTTACAAGCAATCTCAAGCGTCAGATTCTTCTTGACTCTGTACAGGGACGTGCGCCTAGCTTGGCGTTTCTACCGATTTGTTCGCTCCCCGAACTCGAAACCTGGATCCAAACATGGACATTTTCCGAAACGATTCATAGTCGATCCTACACTCATATCATTCGAAACGTTTATTCAGATCCGTCAAGGGTATTTGACGAGATGCTCGACATCCAAGAAATAGCCGACTGTGCTCATGACATCAGCAAATACTATGATAACTTAATTGCATTCAATAGTGTTATGCGATATAATTATGATCACAAGAAAGCACTATGGCTCTGTCTAAATGCTGTGAATGCTTTAGAAGGAGTAAGATTCTATGTCTCGTTTGCATGCAGTTGGGCTTTTGCGGAAGTTAAGAAAATGGAGGGTAACGCGAAGATCATCAAGCTCATCGCGCGGGACGAGAACGTTCATCTTGCCTCGACACAACAGCTCCTCAAAATTCTACCGAAAGAGGATCCAGACTTTGCTCGCATACAAGAAGAAACACGAGATGAGTGCATCAGCATGTTTCATCGAGTGGTCGAGCAAGAAAAAAGTTGGGCACATTACCTTTTCCAGAACGGTTCGATGATTGGTCTAAACGAAGAGCTTCTTTGTAACTACGTAGACCATATCGCCGCAAAACGTATGGGTGCAATCGGCCTTAATGGTAAACCTGGTGCGAATCCTTTGCCATGGACACAGAAGTGGATTTCAGGTTCTGATGTACAGGTTGCACCACAAGAAACAGAAATTACTAGCTATGTGATTGGTGGAGTTAAAAAAGATGTTGATGAAAACACATTCAAAGGATTTACGCTATAATGGATTGGATAACCTGCCCCTCATGTGATGAGGAATTTAAAATCATCACAGAAAACACCGCTCTTCCAGAATATTGTCCGTACTGTTCTGCGCAGCTTGAGCTTGAAGATCCATTCGACGAAGAATATGAAGAATAAATAGATCTTTCTCCTGATGGAACGTGATCTATGAGTTGGTTATACGAAGACAAAGAATTTACTGAAGTCGAAGATTATTACGGCTTCATATATTTGATTGAAAATTTGGTAAACGGCAGGAAATATATAGGTCGTAAGTATCTGACAAAAGCCGGATACAAAACTGTCAAAGGCAAACGAAAGAAGCTTCGCGTAGAGTCCGATTGGCGAGACTACTACGGGTCTTCTACTTCCCTCAAAGAAGATATTGATCTCTACGGAAAAGATAACTTTCGTAGAACGATCTTAAGACTCTGCAAGGGTCGCGGAGAATGTAATTATTTCGAAACGAAATATATATTCGATACAGATGCTATCTTAGATCCTCAGTATTATAATACTTGGGTGTCTTGTAAAATTCAAGCAAGCCACGTGAAGGCTTTACTTTTCAACCCCGAACAGGAGAATTTATGAGGTGGGTAAGGTACTAGAACACAAGCATTTGATTGTAAGAGCAGAGCTGAACAATCCTCCACAGTGCACATCGGCGATCGATGAGTGGATGAAGAAGCTGGTCAATCAGATTGATATGAAAATTTTAATGGGACCATACACGGTGTATTCTGATATGGTAGGTAATCGCGGATTGACTGCCGTGACTATCATCGAGACCAGTCATATTGCTCTACATGTATGGGACGAATGCGAGCCTGCAATGGCTCAACTGGATGTTTACACGTGCAGCACATTAAATATTCAAGATGTGTTTGATGCCATCACCGAATGGGATCCTACAGAAGTTGAGTATAAGTATATAGACCGAGAAAACGGGTTGACATTAATTGAGAAAAATGAGGTGTTATAATGGGTAAGAAGAGAACACGCAAGACAGTCGTATCGAAAGGCCAACGTCGTTCGATAGTGGCTGGTGTGAAAGAAGTCCGTCAAGATCGTAGCGAAGGCGAAAAGGCCTACAATAAGCTAAAAGCTTGGCGCAAAGGCCAGAATCCATGGATTACTGTTCCTGGTCCGCAGTCTAACATGCGCTTTATTAAAGTGCGTGCGAACGGTGTTTGGGGTAATCCAAAAAATCGATCAACAGGTATTTACAGCAAGGCGACGAGCGATGAATAAGAATATTCTAATCTATACGAAAGACAACTGCCCTTTTTGTGTACAAGCGAAAAACTTGTTTACAAATAAAGGAGAACAGTATATAGAGAAGAAGATAGGAAAAGATATTACGCGCGAAGAGTTTATGGAAAACTTTCCAGACGTAAGAACAGTTCCTTTCATTATAATTGACACAGAAAAGGTAGGTGGTTATGACAAACTCGTTGAATGGTACGACAGACCAGAACGAAGCTTCTTGGCAGAATGAATATCTCAAGAAAACATTATTTGAAAATGTAGTTAATGTTTTGTTTGTAAAGAAAGATGGAACAGAACGCAAGTTAATTTGCACTCTGAAACCAGATCTTCTTCCGGTACAAACTGATCTTGAAGAAGCCGTGCAAAAGAAAACTCCAAATCCAGATGTACTCGCCGTATGGGATATTGAAAACAAAGGCTGGAGATCGTTTCGCTATGATTCGATCCTTGGATATATGGTCCACGAATGATCTACATGGTAGACATTGATCAGACCATCTGTAAAACACCATATACAGATGGTCAACATCGCTATGGATTGGCAACTCCATTTAAGCATCGTATCGAGAAGATAAATAAACTATACGATCAGGGCAATACCATCATCTATTGGACAGCCCGTGGTTCAGGATCAGGAATCGACTGGACCGAACTTACTACAAAACAACTCAATGAATGGGGATGCAAGTTCCACGAAGTCCGTCTCGGAAAGCCATCATACGACGTATGGATCGATGATAAGGCAATTGGTGATGGGTTCTTCTTTTACGATGAAGATATGGAATTGCTGAACGCTACTAAGGAATAATAATGAATAACCAAGATAAGATTGAACTGAACGAACTGAACAAGGAATCGAATGGTGGAACAGAACTTACCACTCGAAATCTCTTCCACCGACTTTCAAGTGATGAACTCGATGGTATCCAAATTATCACTGCTCGCGTCCGCGACCTCGATCCTGACCGAATTAAGATCTATCATTTACATGATCTCGCCGGCGATCCGGAAGCTTCACACCTTCAAGATCCAGCTTCTCGAGCTCGCTTTCAAAAGTTGGTCTTCAGCTCTAACTGGCAGTATCAACAGTATCGTGATTATCTTGGAGTTCCATATAGCAATCATTCAACAGTTATCGAAACAGGCATCGAGCCTATTCCACTCGTTGAGAAACCAAAGGATAAGATACGTCTCATTTATACGTCCACACCTCATCGTGGACTGGAGATTCTGGTTCCTGTCTTTTGCGCTCTCGCCGAGAAGTATCCTAACATCGAGTTAGACGTCTTCTCTTCATTCGGCATCTATGGTCCAGGTTGGGAGGGACGCGACGAAGCGTACAAGCCTATCTTCGATCGGATGAAAGAGCACCCACAAATCAACTATCATGGTTGGGCAGATCAGGAGACAGTACGTGCCGCATATCAAAAAGCCCACATCTTTGCGTATCCTTGTATCTGGCCGGAAACTTCGTGCCGTTCTTTGATTGAAGCGATGTCAGCTGGTTGTTTGGCGGTTCATCCTAACTTCTCTGCTTTGGCTGACACGTCGGGTGGGTTAACTGTTCAGTATGACGGTGATCATGAGAATCCAAATCTGCATGCTAACATCTTTGCTCACACTCTGATGTATGCCATCGAGAACGTGCAGAACAACGACATTACTAACATGATGTCATTCGTCAAAGCCTACGCAGACACTCGCTTCGGTTGGGATTCTGTCATTCCCAAGTGGAAGGGACTCATCGCTTCGTTAAAGGAACAACACCGTGATATTGGCCAAAGCACCACTCAGAGTTAGTTTTTTCGGCGGGGGTAGTGATATCCCCGCCCACTTTGCACAATGGGGTGGAGCAACCATCTCAACTGCCATCGACAGGTATGTCTATGTAGCAGTCATGCATACTCCTCACGACCATATCAAAGTTTCTTATTCGAAACAAGAGTGTGTAAAGAACGTCGATGATCTTCAAAACGATATCGTCAAGAACGCTTTGAAATTCTTCGGTATCAAATCCAACATCGAAATCACATCATTCGCAGACATCCCTACGATCGGCAACGGTCTCGGTGGATCGTCTGCTTTTACTTGTGCCTTGATTAAAGCGCTATCAGCATATCTTGGTTACGAATATGTGAATCCTTATCTCATCGCAAAAACTGCTTGTCATATCGAGATCGACTTATGCGGTTGGAAGATCGGCATGCAAGATCAGTTTGCATCTGCTTTCGGTGGCATGAACTACATTCAATATTCGAATAGCGGTAATATCACTGTAAAGCGTTTAGATACAATGGGAATCGAGAACTATATGATCTTGATTCCTACAAACGTAGAGCATCATGCGGCAAAGATTCTTGATAAGATTAACTTCGAAGCCAAGACATTTGTAATTCGTGAGCTCGCTCATATGGCAGATATGCAAAGCACTCAAGCTGTAAATCCATTTGAC